TTTGAGATTCGTCTTGAACTTCTTAAAATGGCGAAAGACCTTTTATTGGAAGATTATGTTTCCAGTAAAGAACGCCTAATCAATGAATGGCAAGTGAAGGTAGAGTCCGCTAAATTAAACGGACAAGCAATACCAGATCATCCCGCCTTTCCAACTTATCCCTCAGAGACAGAAATCATCAACAAGGCACAAGCCTTGAATGGATTCGTTTCTAATATCACAGCAGAAAAAACACAAAGCAAAAAAACTGCCTGACGGGAACGGGTGTGCTTCGGCACACCTCTAACTAACAAGGAGAAATATGCGTTACATCACACTATTACTTTGTAGCATCTTTGCGGCATTTGTTGTATATGTTGGTCATGCCGCAGCACAGATCAGTATACCAGTTCAACCGAAAGTTCAACTGGAAGATTTATCACCACAAGCAAGATCGGAAGTCGAATGTCTTGCTCAGAACATGTATTTTGAAGCAGGACTAGAACCAAGACTTGGACAAATTGCCGTAGCATTTGTTACATACAATCGAATGCTGTCTGGTGTATTTCCAGATACTTACTGCGGCGTAGTCAAACAAAAAGTTGGCACTGTTTGCCAATTCTCATGGGTATGTGAAAATCGTCCTAAGGATATGATGAGAAAAGGACTCTTGACAATAGAGAGTAATTCGTTGTATAATAGTGTAACTGAACTAGCATTGGCGTTCTATCTTTATACTGAAAAGTTCAAAGATCCAACCAGAGGTGCCTTGTTCTTTCATGCGGACTATGTAAAACCTGGTTGGAATAATATGAGGTATACTGCTCAAATCGGCAGACATTTATTCTACAATAAGGCAAAGAAAAGTTCATGAGTATTTTATCAAGCAAAAAGGAGAAGATAATGGAGAAGGGATTGAGTAGTATAACCACAGTTTCAGCTACTTTGGTTTTACTTTCAGTCGTTGCTGCGGCATGTCTTTATGGTTTGAACGACCGTAAACTGATGGCAGCAAATATTGAAAACGCTATTGCTAAAGGTATTGATCCACTTGCTGTACGGTGTTCATATGCCAAGAGTGATGACATTGTTTGTATCGCACACGCTGCTAATCGTAAATAAACGGAGACTATATTATGGATTTTGAAAATGACAATCATTCATTCACATTTCGCTTTCACTCTGCTGAAGGTGAAAGAGATTTAGAAATGAATTGTAATGCCTTATATCTTGGTGACATTCTTGACAGATTCCGTGATTTTCTACAAGGCTGTGGTTATCAGATTGATGGTATGATCGATGTTGTGTCATTTGAAAAAGAAGAGAGTCCAGTTACTCTTGGTGAACAATCTAAATTTGATTTCAGTAATATACCAAATAACAACTGGATGTTCAGTGGCACAATGAATGATACAATACCACCGTTAACGACTAATGATATCTCGTCATTGACTACTCAAATGCCTTTATCAGCATCACCGTCAGGTATGGCATCATCGTGGTCGGCAGAACTACCAAGCAGCACTGGTAGTAAAATCAAAGTTAATTTCTGATGCCAACCAAAGATGAAATGCTCAAGTTCTCTTTACAGATAGAGAATTTGGTAGCCAACACAGATTACACATATCTTGAGGCTATTACTGAACACTGTAAAGAGACAGGATTAGAATTGGAAGTTGCTGCTTCACTTATTACACCGAATCTGAAGTCAAAGATTCATGAGCAAGCAGAACGTTTGAATATGTTAAAAGTGAAAGGCAATCGTTTACCGATATGACAGGTTATGAAGCATTCTGTTTATACACTTCTCTCAAACTTCACTTTAATTCAGATTCTTACGATTACTTTAAGTACAATGGTAAAGTAAGCACAAGCATTGGTGCATTTGAGAATCGAAAAGACAAATGGCACTTTTATAAACTCAGTCGGAGATTCACAAATGTTGACATATGCCGTGATTATATTGTTGCTAATTTGGTGTATAACCATGATGTTTGGGTAGGTCATCTTCTGACGAATGATGCTGATATTGAGTATCGTAAACGTCAGAAGATCATTCAATCATTGACTTACACTTTTACCAATGAGATTGAGTCATTAATGAATCATGGTAAACCAAATGACTTGTTTATATCTCAAGAGGGTGAGTATCCAGAATTATTGATCAAGTTGCTACATGAAGAAATCTCACTTGAGACTGTGTGTATTCTGAATAAAGTGCTTGAGTTTATACCTTCATGGGATCGTAAGATTGGTGATACGATTCACTATCCAAACATCAGTAAAAAAATAAAGAAGTATACACCGTTCATACCATTCGAACCAACAAAATACAAACTTATACTCAAAAAGGAATACGATGCGAATACAAAAAATTTATCTTGATATGGACGGGGTTCTATCGGATTTCAATCAAAGGTATAAAGAACTCTTTAATCAAAGAGCGTCGAGCAGTCGTGAGCGTGGTGAAAAACATGATGATAATTGGAATCATTTTGTAGACGGTAAGAACTTTGAAACACTTGATTGGTATCCTGGTGGTAAAGAATTATTGAAGTACATTATCTCACTGGATGTACCTGTAGAGATACTTTCTTCTTCTGGCGGTCGTATGCACCATGAAGAGGTGAAGCGGCAGAAAAAGGTTTGGTTGAAAAGTCACGGCATTGACTTTAAGGCCAATATCGTACCTGGTCGTCATTTGAAAGCAGACTATGCTAAATCGGATATTATTCTCATTGATGATACAACAGATGTAATCGATGATTTTAACACAGCAGGCGGCATTGGCATACTTCACAAAGACACGGCTAAAACGATAAAAACAGTACAATCAGTTCTTGACGAAACATATATACAAGTATATAATGAATCAAGTGGACAAGATGTACATACTTTTTAACAACTAACTATACGAGGTAAACTATGTCAGACTTTTCTAGTCTCAAACGCAATCGCAATTCGTTCGACAAACTCACCAAAGCGATTGAATCAATCAATACACCAGCAGAAGGTTCTAAAGACGATGACCGTTTTTGGCAACCAGAAGTGGACAAAGCCGGTAATGGTATGGCAATTATTCGTTTCTTGCCAGCACCAGCAGCAGATGGTGATGATGCTCTTCCTTGGGTTCGTGTTTTCAATCACGGTTTTCAAGGTCCAGGTGGCTGGTACATTGAAAACTCTTTGACTACTTTGAATCAGAAAGATCCTGTATCAGAATATAACTCTGTTCTGTGGAATTCTGGTATTGAAGCAAACAAAGAAATCGCACGTAAGCAGAAACGCCGTCTTACATACATTTCAAATGTGCTTATCGTTTCTGATCCTAAAAATCCAGAAAATGAAGGTAAAATCAAACTGTATAAGTTTGGTAAGAAAATCTTCGACAAACTGACTGAAGCAATGAATCCTCAGTTTGAAGATGAGAAAGCAATCAATCCATTTGATTTCTGGGACGGTGCGAATTTCAAAATCAAGATTCGTCAAGTTGAAGGTTATCGCAACTATGATAAGTCTGAGTTTGATTCTCCTTCAGCATTGTTTGATGGTGATGATGCGAAACTTGAAGAACTATGGAAAAAAGAAAACTCACTCAAAGAGTTTCTTGATCCTAAACACTTTAAGTCATATGATGTGTTGAAGGCAAAACTTGATAAGGTTCTTGGTCTTGATGGTGCTGCTCCTGTGTCTAAGACAAAAGCAGAAGACTTCACACCACGTTCTTCACCAGATATTGAAGATGAAGAACTTGATTATTTCAAGTCTCTAGCAGAAGATTAAATCATTTGACGGCACCTTCGGGTGCCGTTTTTTTTATGCTGGATGAAGAATCTTTTCTTCAGAAATAATTGTGGTGTTGTTTGTTATACCAGCGTTTATAACTTTTGGATTTTGTGGCTTTGATTGTTGACGCTGTTCCATCGCAATTTCATTTGACGATTTTCCTATGTTAGCACCCTCAACGACTTTGCCTGTCGAAACATCAACCGCATTGCCTAGTTTATCAGGAACTTCCGCATCATCTGGTGTTGCTGGCGCACCAGCAATAGTAACGTGCCAATCTTCACCTTTGACATTGCGAATCAAACCAAACTTCTCTAACCAACCTTTTGACTTGTCTCTTGGTCCGGCAAGTTCGTTCAGACCAGCTGACCCTATACTATTAATATCAATACCCAAGCCTTTCATGTGAACACTACCAGCACCTTGTCCTAGAGGAGCCATTGGTTGTGCCACTTTACCGCTAGGCTTACCATTGTTCTTTGCTAAGTCGGCATCATACAGTTGTTTTTGTTTTTCATTTGAACGATAGCCAGAAGTAATCGTCAGCATTTTGCCAGTTTCTTGTTTGAATGCTGATGCCATTAATTCAATACGGCGTTGAAACTCAGAATTGAATTTTGAGGTATCTACACCAGGATCTGCTTTCTTTGTAATGCTGTCTAAGCTACCAGTTGGTTTAGTTAATGGTTGTCCTGAAGGCACTTCACTAGGACTACCTTTAATTGGTGTTGCTAGTGGTCCGCCAGAAGGTGCTGCTTCTTTTGGCGCAAATACTGATTTATCAGATACTCGTTTTGTTGGTGTTATTGCTGGAGGTGGAGTAGGTGCTTCTCTTGCCGCACGACCTTCTGCTTTTTCTTGTTCATATTGTTTTTTATTTTCAAGATATTCTTTGAGTGAAATAATTCTACTCTTGAGTAAAGAAATATCTTCATCAAGTGCTTTGATCGTTTCTACAGCATTGGCATACGGGTCTTCTTCAAGTGCTTTTCTTCTTTCTTCTTTAACACCCTGTGTTTCTACACCAAGTCCTTTGTCAAGTGAACGACCAAAAGACATGAGTTTTTCTTTTACCCAATCTGCGATGCCACCAATAAAATAGCCTACACGATCTGTTACTGGCTTTATAAAACTACCAATACTTTCTAAGACTTTAGTGGCATCATCTTTCGTAATGAGTCCAAAAGAAATAAACTCAATGAATGTAGACATCTCATCTGTTATGATTTCACCAAAATTAAATGATGTAAAAAATCCGGTAATAGAAGAATAGAGAGATTCTAATGCTGAACCGATAATACCTTCAACGCCACCATACATTTCTAAAACATCAAGTACCAAATCTTTATTGAAGATAAAAACGGTAAATAAAAGAGTTGCCGCAGTGATTAGTGGCTTGAAGATTATTTCAAGTAACGATCTTCGTTTCTTTTCTTTCTTTTCTCTTTTTTCTTTTGGTTCTTTTAATTTTACCTGTGTGAAACGATCTTTTAATGGCGCAAGTCTACTCAACAAACTTTCTTTTGCCGGTTTTTCACCAGTCTCATTTACAAGAAACTTACTAAAGCCTTTTGTTACTAACTTAAAGTCTCTTCCTATTCTAGGAAGAAGCAACATATTTTTGGCAATAATTTTGAGTGAAGCAACACCAAGCAAAGTATTTTTTCTTTGCTCTTCCTTTTCTTTATCTTGTTTTGATAAACCAAACAGTTTATTTGAAATAGATTTACCTAGTATTTCTCTTATCATGTCACTCTTGCTGTTGCTATTTCGTTAGAGTCGCTTTTTCTTGGTGCTATCGTGCGTGTATCATGACCTTTTGTATTGTTTGTTTGCGGAACATTGATTACATCAACATCTTTTGGTTTGAGTTGTTCTCTTTGACCTTGCGACACTTCTTTGCTTGTTGATGACAATTCAACACCACCAAAACTTGCTGATGCTTTTTCAACTTTTGCTAAAAGTTCAGCACCTTTACCAACATCTAAGTTTAATTTTTTTCCACCAATTGCTTGTGTGACAGCACGATTAGCTTCAGATTGTGATTTGAAAGAATTTAATTTGTCTTTACCTAAAGATTTCATTATGAAGGCTGCTGTGACTTTTGTTGCTACCGTAGGGTCAAGCAGTCTTGTTGGATTATTAACTAAATCTTCACCAATCAGTTTACCATAATAAGTATAGTTATTTTTACCGGTTAGTTGAATGAAACCACGACCAATATATTTGAACCCATCACCCTCAGCGGTGTTTCCCATACCTTTACCAATGACGGTGTTTTTACCATAAACTACTTCGGCAAATTTGTACGGATCTTTTTTAATTACATGTAACTCAGCATCGGAAAAGTTTTGAACACGTGTGGTAAAAGTTGCTCTAATTTTTTCATTTGGTGTGTTGCTGTAATTTAAATTTTCCTCAAATCTTTTGAAGCCAGTTTCCTTTTCTACGTTCGCAAGCGTAGCAATAATAGCAAACTTGTTTGTGATACCGATGTTTTGTAACTCTTTAACAATGACTCTTACAAGTTCGTCACGACCTGAGACCTTCGTTGGTGCCGCTGATGGTACTTTACCTGGCGCAGAGGGCTTTGGAGCATGTGCTTCTTTTTTGGCTTGTTGCTCACGTTGAATCGCATCAGCCAATCCTTTTTCTGATGTACGCAGTTCTTCTCTTTTTTCTTGGAGTTTTTTAGTTGTCTCTGATGGTTTACCCATCGATTGTTCTTCTAAAACGGCAACCTCATCAATTAATCGGTCACGTTCTTCCGTTTTCATTAGAATGATTTCACGGGCTTTAGCTAGATTCTCTGCTACTTGTTTTTGTCTTTCTGCTTCTACTCTTGCTGCTTCTTCTGCTGCTTTTTGTTGATCTATAATTGCACCAAGTTCTTTTTCACTCAGAGGCTTTTCTTTGAGTGGATTCATCTCCATCATTTTGTCAACGGCATTATTTACAAACGTGAAGATGTAATCCGAAGTATCATTGATAAAGTTCGATAATTTTTCAGGGAAGTTTTTTACAAAGTCTACAGTACCATCGATTACTTTTTTGGCTGTGTCTTTGTCAAACAAACCAAATGTAAGTGAGTCAACAACTCCAGCGATACCTGCTTTGATTGTTTCATACAGACTGCCAGTAGACTGCCACGTATCCCATGCGTCAGTCAAACCATCCCATAAAGTCAAAATGATTAATGCGATCCAACCTATTGGTCCTGCTGCTGCCGCAATGCCTCTAAATGCTACTTTGACAGCCGACTTCTCAGCCATCTTAGCCATTTTCTTTTCGAGTTTACCTTTGAGTTTGTCTACCATTGGTCGTAGATACTTCTCAAAGGCTTCTTCGAAATACTTCAAAGTGTTCTTAGCAAAGTCTTTAACTTTACCTACAAGCTGCTTGGCAAGTTTCTTTATTTTCTCAAATAATTTTAAAAGTTTTTCTTTTAGTTTTTTTACTTGGTCTTTGGCAAACTTTTTAAATTTCTTGAATAACTTACCTTTTGATGAATCCTCATCATCTTCTGACGGTGTGTTCTTTTTTACAAATTCGTCTTGAAGGACTTTGAATTTTCTTTCACGTTCATCATCTTTCAGAAAGTGCATGTCTGGATTTTCTGATGCTTTACCACCATAAATCTCTACAAGTTTAATAATGTTTTGACGAATGATGTTCAAGTCTCTGGCAATTCGTGAAACTGCCATAAAATTCAAAGATGCTTTTGAAAGTTTTTTGACTGTGGGTGAAGTTCTTTTGGTAGAAGTTTTATTTAAAACTTTCTTGCTTATTGCTAACCCAAGTTTTTCGGATAACATATTATGTTGTTAAATAGTTTTTCATAAAACTTGAATTATATGGATCAGCAACACTTTCTGAAGATGGTGCTTGTTTGCCAGAAGTATTGTTTGTCATTGGCGCATTGACTACTGTTCCGGCATCAGCCGCAGCATCCATTCTTTGACCTTCTGCAACCATTGATGAATTAGTTGATAACGCTGAACCAGAGGGTGCTGACATTGCTGGTGTAGGTATAGGGGGTGAAGGTGCGGCACCATCTGCGCCTGCTGCTCCAATTGAACCTGTTGCGCCTGTGGCACCAGCTACACCAGCAGCACCAGCTACACCAGCAGCACCAGCTACACCAGCAGCACCATCGGCTCCGGCAGGCACAGGTGATGTGCTTGCGCCTTTTGCCATTTGTAAAATCTTGGTTGGCTCACCACCAACAGCAATAACTTTACGACGAACTTCTTCTTCTGTTACTGATTTACCTGATGCTTGATCTGTGTAGCCAGTTGATGAAGATGGGTCAACATTGATACCAACTTTAGAACTTAGAAAACCCTTTGCGGCATCTTGACTCTTTTCAGCATTGAGTGGACTGTATGGATCAGGTGTAGGTGATTTGCCTACTGTTTCAGCAAGTGCTTGTTGTGACGCTTTTTGCTTTTCTTGTTTTTCTTTTTCTTTTGGCTTGTCTTCTAATCTATCTTTTGCTGCTTTGTCATAGAATACACCTTCACCAGAATCAAGTTTACCACTCATTTCTTTCAGTGATGTTGTAGCAGATGATGTGTATGTTTCGGGTGCAGCACTACTCGTATCTTTTTTGAATGGATAATAGGGTTTAGTGTCTTGTAATACACTACCCTTGAATGAGCCAACACCGAGAATGGAAAAATCATATGCTGTCAATTTGCTAAACGGTATTGCTGGTATCCCAACATTATTTTTAATGAATGTGACAACTTTATCAAAAAGTTCGGTGACACCAAGCAACAGCGGCATCATCATTTTCAATGCTGAGTCCATACCTTGACGAAGTTCTTTTTCACCGAACAATCCAAATGTAATAAACTTCAGGAATCCACCAAGCGCAGCAACAAGTGTATCTACAATGCTGCCACTTTCTTTCCAAACTTTGATGCCATCAAGAATACCGTTAATTAGACCACCAATCAACATCGCAGGTATGAATATCTTGCTTAGTATCGCAAGTATTGAACCGCCACTAAACAATGAAGCAAATCCACCAACAATGCCAGTAATCAATCCACCAATTAACTTTACTGGATTGAGCATACTCAACAAACTACCAATACCACCTTCTTCTTTTGGTGCTGCTTCTCTACCACCTCTTTCCGCTGCTGGTGTTGCTGCTTTGCTTTTTGCTCTGGTTGCTTCTAGTTCTGCTTCACGTTGATCTTCAGTTTTAAAAAACTTATCTGCTTTAGTCGCAGCAGTTTCACCTTTGATCTTTACAAGTTTGGCCATATTCTGGCGAAGCACATTGACATCTCTTGCTATGCCAGGAAAAGCAAGAGATTGTTTAGCAATTAAATCAAGAAAAGGAAGCACATTGGAACCAACTGTTGGCTCTTCTGCTTTTTGTTCAACACCTTCTTTGGTAGGTGATGTTTCTTTTTTCTTTTCTTTCTTCTTTTCTTTTTTACCAAAAATAGAAGATAAAAGACCTTTTTTTGTTTCTTCTTTCTTTTTTGCCATTTATCGTCTTGCCTGTTTTTGTGCGTTAATACGTTCTTTTTCTTCTTCCAAATACTGCATCAAAAGACCCAAATAAATGGTTCTTTCCCAAGGTAACATTTCTTCAAGTTCAGTCAAACTATACTTGTGATGCTGGATCAATGCAAAGTTTGTCTGATAATAATTACTCAGTGTGTCATAACGAAAGATTAGGCGAAAAAATTTTGAAGCCCTTTAATCTCAATGTCTTCTTCGTATCCACATTTACCACATTTGAAGTGGACATCTTTCTTCAGTTCTGGCATCGTGTCAAAAAACAATTTAATCTTTTCTAAATCTTTTTGTGACATTGAGTCAACAAATTCAACCAACTCTTCGTGTGAAGAATCTTTGGCATAATACACTTGTTCTTTATCATACAGATATTCAATACAATCAATTAACACATTTACCAAAATATCGTTTTCATTCATGCTTTCATATTTCTGGATCATCTCAAAAGTAGGATACTTCAGACAAATTCCAATTTGGTCATTCAACATAAATTTGTTGTTGTGATTCGCATGAACTGTTGGCTCAACTTCTAATAGATTCAGTTTAAAATCTACTGAGCCACTACATGTAGCATCTTCACCTTTATCGTTTTTAATAACGTTATTACACTTATACTTTAAGTCAACAACTTCTTCTACCGATCTAGCACGGAGGTGCATGAACAAATATTCAAGATCAAACGTTGGTAAAGAATCAATATCAATGTCATCTAGCACACAATTCTTTAGAACTCTACGAATCGTTCCAATCACATCTTTGGAATCTTCTGATTCTGCTGCCATCAAAAACAATTTTTGTTCTTTGACAAGAAATGGTCTAATTCGAACACTCTGTCCATTTGAAATCAATTTAATGGTATAAATTGGTACGTCAAGTTTTGGTAACATAATTTCCTCTCAATTAGAATGAAAAAATTCTGGACGCCGCTGTTCCTCCAAGTGTGCTGAGTGTTTGACCGATATCATATTGACCTTCAAATATCGTGCGATATTTTTGATAAGAAAACGAAACTGATAAACGATGAAAACCTTCTTCAGCCCAACTCAAAGGTTGCGGTGCTATTCCAATTGGAAAAGCATCCATTAATTCTACGGCATAAATTTGACGAACAAAATCGTCATATTGAATAATACGAATATTTGTCAAGTATCTTGTGGCATTACTTTTTGGAAATCTTGGATTGTTTGTATCTGGTGGTATAATTGAATCCATCCAACGTTCAAACAATTTTCTTTCATAGAATTCGTTTGTACACAGAAAAGTTAAGTTCGTATCTGTGTACTGCATACGATATGGAACCTTGAATGATGGTCCATAGATTCGAGCATCGGCTGTTTCGAGTGTTCTTCCTGGCAGTTCTGCTGATTCACATTGTAGTGCCAGATATCTTGACACAGAGGGATTAGATGAACGGGTACCTTCATTCTGAAATCCTAAAGCAGAATTGATAGCGTCGGATACATCAGTGAAAATTGAGTTTGGAAAGTTTAATACTTTTTCCAAAAATGAATTGCCAATTGACTGCCCAATATATGCGGGTATTGGTATGATAACTTCATATCGACAAGGACGAGCAAGTCCGTCTTTGCCTTTAATATTTGATAAAAACAGATTAGGTGAAAAAGCCATTAAAATTTGTCCTCTGAATCTGACCAGACTTTGCTAGCCGTTGCTTTTGCAAAAGATTCCACAGGCAATAGAGCAGCGATGTCCCATTCATCGGCAGTTATTTCCAAAAATCTAGATTGAACATGTCCAGACAAGTATCGTTTGATACACGGTGATGCTTCATAGATTTTTGATGCTCTTTTCAAAAAGTCGTAACTAATTCTAAATCTTGTGGTTTCATCATAATCACGATTATTCAAAATTGTACTTAATTTGTCGAGAAGAATGATTCGTCGCTTTGGGTGAATGTAATGTAGATTCAACCCTAGAAAGCCGTCTGGATATCGTTCTATTGGAATAACCAATGGGAACCTGTCGTAATATGGCAACGAATCTTTCGTCTTTGGATCATAATAATAAAAGTACATACGACCGATAATAGACTGGTTTTTTAATCGTTCACGATCACGCATCAACTCACCTTTGGTGGGTCTGAGTGAAGGAACTTTGGACCTTAGCCACGAACGAGCCTCACGGGATCGTGGTGCGTATCCTGACTTAGCAAGGGATTCCTTAATTCTATCAATGAGTCGTTTCGCCATGTTGTATTTATCTGATACCCAAGTGCTTTTCAGTCAAAATTTGAAACTGCCAGCCGTGATCTTTACAGAACTCTTCGGCAGCATACCACTTGGCTTTGTTGATTTCGTAAGTGATTGCTTCTTGTAGATATGTTCGTGTCTTGCGTTTTTGTGTTGGTGGTTGAGTCTGTTTCTCTGGCTTGACTTCTATAACGTAAGTCATTACTGTGCCGTCTGCTTTACGCATCTTGGCAATGAAGTCTGGAAAGTACCGATGCTTCTTTTTGTCAACTGGGCTGTAATAAGGTATAGGAAGTTCTTCCGAACCCCACCAAATGACGTTCGGATTTTCATCTAAATAATTCATTACCTTTATTTCCCACGTGGACCTGTAGATGATATTGTTCGCATCACCTTTGTATTTCTGTGGGTTTTTCGGTTTAAATCTTCCTTTATTTGACATAAATACTATCTAGTCAATCAAAACAGGAACCCTCATGGCATTTTTCGGTCTGTCAGATATCACCATAGCAAAAGAAGATAATAGAAGAGGACCGCTGGCACCTCTTTTTCAGGGCACCACATCAAATACATTCAGATATCCTTTAGACATTGGTAATTATGACAAAGCGCATTACATGGTTGTCAATGTGTTTAAACAAAACAACTCACAATATCAAGGTGTCCAGCAAAGTGGTGTCAATAGAATTGGTTCAATAAAACAAGAAGTATCCGGAACACAAAGCCCATCTTTCGCATCAAAAATTAATAGTGCCATCGATAATGCTGTAAATAATTTTACAAGCGGTAAAAGTTTGTTTGGTAAAAACATCGCAACTAATTTTGGCGGACCGATCAAGCAAAGTGCTGCTGTAGATATTGATCAGAACTCATACATCAGCAACGTACAGAGTATTGAAAATGATTCTCTGATAAAAACAACTACAAAGACTGACGAGACAATTGTTCTCTACATGCCCGATACACTTCAATATACTTTCGGACAATCATATGCTGAAGCGGCTTTAGGTGAAGAGTTGGGTGGTAAAATAGCAGTAGCAGGTAAGTCTGTATTAGAAGACTTAAAGAATGGTTTAGATCCTAAAGCGGCTGCTGAAAAGGGTCTAAAGGGACCAGCGGCAACTGCTGCTATTCAAAAGGGAATTGAAGCTAGTGGAGCAGTTATTGGACAAGGCTCGGCTAGGGCTGCCGCATTTTTGGCTCTGGGTGGTGTGAATAATCCAATGCTTGAACTGCTTTATTCATCACCGTCTTTTAGACAATTTACCTTCGAATTCATGTTTTATCCCCGTGATGAAAAAGAAGCACTAGAAGTTCAAAACATTTTAGAGCGTTTAAGATTTCATCAAGCACCAGAGATAGATGGTGGTTCGGGTGGCCTTCTTTTGATACCACCTTCAGAGTTTGAACTTTCTTTTTACTACGGCGGTCGTCCGAATCCAAACTTACCTGGCATAGGTCGATGTGTTCTTACAAACATGTCAGTAAATTATGCGCCAAATGGTTGGACAGCATATGAAATGTTTGGCGAAAATGATCCACGTTTGGGTCGTACTGGTATGCCTACAGCTATTCAATTAACACTTGATTTTAAAGAAACCGTTATTCTTACAAAGAAAAGCATGGTTCGTGGTGATGGAGGATATAAATCAACACAGTCTGTTGGCACCAAAGTACAAGACATTTATAATACTCTCAAAAGATAATTTATGGCCAAGTATTTTAATTTTTTTCCAAAAACGCTTTATTCTTTATCCGATAAGTCAACGGCTGCTGATTTTGTAACAAACATTATTGCTCGTTTTGGATTTGAACAAAGTCTAAAAGAAAACTCTAGTATTTTTTATCCATATGACATTCAAGATGGCGATACGCCAGAAACAATTGCTAACAAGTATTATGGTTCACCCGAAAGACATTGGGTAGTTTTACTATTCAATGATATCATCGATCCTCAATACGATTGGCCTCTTGATCAAAGAACAATTATAAAATATGTTAATGTCAAATACACAGCCAATGGTGCGGCAAATACAACACCACAAACCGGATTAGCTTGGTCACAATCAAACACAAAATCTTATTATAAAGTTATTACAAGAGTTACAAATAATTCTTTAAAAGATACAATCAAAGAAAAGTTAGAAGTAGATGCCAATACGTATGCGAATGTTGCTATTGTAACTTCCACATATACATTACAAAATAATACAACCGTAACACAAACAGTGACGAAAGAAACGGAAACATATTATGATTATGAAGTAAATTTAAATGAATCAAAAAGAAAAATTAAGTTGCTCAGAGCAGATATTGTGTCGCAGTCCGGTTTGCTTGATGAATTCAAACGAGTGGTGAATTCTAAAGATTAAAAAATGGAAACAGTTAATTTACCGGAAACGCCATCAAAATTTAGTATCAACGAACTTGCTATTGTAACTAAAGCAGGTAAGTTGGACATATCTAAACTGTTTCAGGAAATAAACATATTTGACTCTCTTTTATCTCCGGTCATGTCGGGTGCTGTAGTCATTATTGATTCTATTGGATTATCGTCTAAACTTTTGTTTGATGGGTCGGAAGTTCTTCTTGTAAACATTGGTAAGGATACAGACTCATCGTCTTTTCGTTTAAAAAAAGCATTTAGAATATATCGTCAAAGTAACAGAGCCACACTACAACAAAATGCCGAAACATACACTTTAGAATTTGTTTCTGATGAGTTTATTTTTTCTGAACAACAAAAAATAAATCAATCATACAAAACAACTTACAGTGATGTGGTCAATAAAATACTGGTCAATTATTTAAAAGTACCAGAACAAAAATTAAGAGGCGTGTT